CTTCATGCGTGAAGCATATCCAAACCCAGCTACGACCGGCAAGCCCAAGCACTACGCTATCTTTGGCCCTCAGAGTTCCAATCCAAACTCCTTGACGTTCATTATTGGCCCTACGCCCGACGGCACATATGGCGCTGAGTTGCATTACTACTTCTATCCAGAGTCGATTGTCACTGCTGGTACGACATGGCTAGGCGAGAACTTTGATTCTGCGCTGCTGTATGGCACTATGTGTGAGGCAATTACTTACATGAAGGGTGAGGCTGCAATGGTTCAACTGTATCAAGACCGGTATGTTCAAGCTATTGCGCTTCTTAAGAACCTTGGCGATGGAAAACAGCGGACTGATGCTTACCGCGACGGTCAAGTACGAGTGGCTGTTTCATGAGTTCCATTGTCCAAACTCAGACTACCAGCTTCAAAAAAGAGCTGTATCAGGGCATTCACAACTTGTCTACCGACACGCTCAAGATTGCCTTGTATACCGCTTCAGCAAATTTGAATCAGGACACTACTGTTTACTCCAGCGCCAATGAAGTTGTAGCATCAGGCTATACTGCTGGTGGACAAGTAATGACTGGCATAACCATTCAAAGTGCGGGCTCTGTAGCATATGTGAACTTTGCCAATGTGAGCTGGGCAACCGCAGTAACAGCCCGGTGCGCGTTGATCTATAACGTCACGCAAGGTAACAAGTCGATAGCAGTGTTGGACTTTGGTTCGGACAAAACATCGACCACAACTTTCCTTATCACCATGCCAGCAAACACTGCTACGGCAGCACTCATCAGGAGTTCAAATTGATCGTTACTACAACCTACGGCGACATGGATGATTCCCTCTTGGAGCGCAGAGACGGTACGTTTGAGGATGACAATGAACTGACCACTTGGGTAGAATACTGGAAGGATGCAGAACTTGTGCATCGTTCAGCCCATGTGGCTTTGAAGAAACCCCTTTTCCACGTTGCTGTTGAAGCAGCCCCAATCGCATAAGGAGCCATCATGGCAAACACCCAATCAATGTGTACCTCTTTCATGGGTGAGCTGATGACGGCTACTCATAACTTTGGCGTTGCACCCATCCGCGCAGCCACCACTGCCGACACGTTTAAAGCAGCGTTGTACCTAACTTCTGCCACCATCAATGCCGGGACTACCGCGTATTCGGCTACAGGCGAAGTGACTGGTACAAACTACACTGCTGGCGGCGTAGCAGTAACGAACGCAACTGCTCCGATTGCGACCAATCGCTCGGATACTGCTGGTGTGGCGTACTGGACTCCTTCTGCCTCGATCACGTACACGACTGTAACTTTGAGCACAGCGTTTGATTGCGTCTTGATCTACAACAGCACCCAGTCCAACAAGGCTGTGTCGGTTCATACCTTTGGTTCGCAGACCATTACTGCTGGCACGTTTACTTTGACGATGCCATCCAACAGCACAACAACCGCTTTGCTGCGCTTGTCTACCACCTAAAGGGTAGATTATGGCCGGATGGGGCGTCGGCGCTTGGGGCTTAGGCACTTGGGGCAATGGCGAGACCATCCTTACAGGTGATGCGGCCTCGGGCGCTGTTGGCTCGGTCACCGCAGATAGGTCAGTCGCTCTCACGGGTGTGGGGGCTTCTGGCGCTGTAGGTACAGTCGTTGACTCCCGCACCGTTGCTTTGACCGGGGACGCAGCTTCTGGTTTGGTTGGCACAGTCGTTGCCACATCTACGATAGCCTTCACGGGCGTAGCCTCTACAGGCGCAGTTGGTACTGTCGTTGAGTCCGAAATAATCCCAGAGTCCGGCGATGCAGCTTCTGGTTTTGTTGGCTCTGTAACTTCCTCAAGGACTGTAGCTCTCACAGGCGTTGGTGGTTTTGGCGCGGTGGGCACGGTTGTACAGAGTTATTCTGCCGCACTGACTGGGGTAGCAGCCACGGGCGCAGTTGGTTCGGTTGTTAACGCTTCTACGGTTGCATTGTCAGGCGTCTTGGCTTCTGGCTTGGTTGGTACAGTATCTCCAGACAAGAGTGCGGCGATTACGGGTGTAGCGGCGGCAGGTGCAGTTGGCACGGTTGTGCAGGCTCATCAGGTGAGCTTGTCTGGCGTAGAGGCGCAAGGTGTTGCAGGCGGAGTTATTGTCCCGCTGCCATCCAATCAGGCCGACGGCGCAGTTGGTTCGGTCACGGCAGATCGTAACGTTGCCTTGACTGGTGTGGGCGCGACTGGCCGTGTTGGCATAATGACGATTGCCGAACGCATTAAAGCTTTGACCGGAGTTGCTGCCCAAGGCGCAGTCGGTGATGTGATCGCCGTATACTGGAAGCCAATACCAGATGACCAAACCCCAAACTGGGGCAATATTTCAAACGCTCAATCAGCAAATTGGGCGGCAATAGGTGACACGCAGTCTCCAATCTGGCAAAATGTGGGTAATTCGCAGACGCCTGCTTGGAACGGTGTTGATACTGTACAGACCCCCGTGTGGGAAGAAGTCGTAACTTGAGGTTTTAAACATGACAACAGCATATACATCCCTGTTAGGTTTGGCGTTACCTGTTACGGGGGAATTGAGCGGGACGTGGGGCGACACGGTTGATAACGGCATTACTCAGTATGTAGACGCTGCTGTTGCTGGAACACAGTCAATCACTGGCGATTCCAACGTCACCCTATCGCTGACTAACGGTAATGCTTCTGCTACTAACTTGGCTCAGGTCGGCGGCGGTACAACAGGCTCAGCTCAGTACTCCATCCTTAACTGCACCGGCGCTCGCACGGCCATTCGCACGATTACGGTTCCTGCTCAGTCAAAGATTTACACAGTCATCAACTCCACTACTGGCGGCTACTCTGTCAAAGTGGTTGGTGCTGGCCCAACTGCTGGCGTGACTATTATTGCCGGGGAAGCAGCTCAGATTGCTTGGAATGGTACTGACTTCGTGAAGGTCAGCGAACTGAACGGCGATGTAAGTTTCCGCAACGTAACTGTGGCTACCCTGACTGATTCCAGTCTGACCTCTGGCCGGGTGACTTATGCTGGCACAGCGGGTTTGTTGCAAGACTCTGCCAACTTGCTGTTTAACGGCACTACGCTCACAGCTAACACACTGAACCTGACCAATGCTCTGGGTACACTCTACGGCGGCACAGGCTTAACCTCCTTCACAGCTAACGGTGTTGTCTACGCAAGCTCTACAAGTGCATTGGCTACTGGTTCTGCGCTGACGTTTGATGGGACTTCAGGGTTGGGTGTTGGTGGGAATTCAACATTTGCCATATCTGGTGATGGCACTGGCGTAAGTGGCCTTGTCGTTCAAGCTGCAAAAGCTGCATTAAGAATTTGGGGAACAACTGGAACAAATCAATTTTTTGATATTGGTGTTGGAGGAGGTCAGGCAACCATCGGTGCTTACTACAGCAGTTTGCCAAACATAAATTACGATGCCTATACAGCACACATTTATAAAATCAGCGGCTCCGAACAAATGCGCCTGACCAGCACAGGTCTGGGTATTGGGACAAGTTCGCCCGGGTCAAAACTGGAAGTTAACGGTTCATTGACAACAACTGCTGACGCATCTGGCTTGACAACATTTGGTCGGTTTTCTTCTGGATACGCATGGTCATTGGTTCGCCCATCCTCAACCGCTACCGGTATTGAGTTCCGTACCAACGCTGGCGATGCTTTATATCAGCTTGACCAAACATCTTCTGCGAATAAACACATTTGGTACACGGGCGCTGCAGAACGTATGCGCCTCGACTCCGCAGGCAACCTTGGCTTGGGTGTTACTCCTAGTGCTTGGGGAAGTTCTTACAAAGCGTTTGATGTTAATTCTTACGGCAATGTTTCTGCGTCTACTGGTGCATTAAACACAACCGGCAATGCATATAACAATAATACCAATTGGATTTATAAATCAACTGCTCCTGCAAGTTTGTATTCAACATATAGCGGACTTCATACTTGGTGGAACGCCCCCTCCGGCACAGCAGGTAACGCCATCACCTTCACCCAAGCAATGACACTTACTGCATCTGGTGAGCTTTTAATTGGGCGTACAAGTGCATCGGGTTTGGGGCAACTTAATACCGCCATTGGCGCAGACTTGGCAACAGACAGCGGAAATGTGTATTTGGTTCGCGGTGGCGGTAACGTAGGTATTGGAACGAGTTCGCCTAGTTTTAAACTTGACGTACAAAGTCCTGCTGCAACTGCACAACTGCAATCAACTACAGGCACAAATACAGTTCAATGGTCTGTAAGAAATACTGGTGGTACGTTTTACCAAGCTATCGACAGCAGCACTGGTGGAAATTTTACAGGTAGTGCCTATGCTGGCGTTTTATGGCACACAGGCGCTTATCCAATAGTATTTGCTACCAGCAACGGTGAACGTATGCGCCTCGACTCCAGCGGTAACTTGGGTATTGGGACAAGTTCGCCTTCTTATAAGTTGGATGTTGTTGGCACTGTTCAATCAAATGGTGCTTTTGTAATTGGCGCTAACGTAAGTGGCCCTGCGGCAAAAACTTGGTTTGGTTCTGATGGTGCAGATGGCGCATTTTTAAATTACAAAACAGGCAAATCATTTTCTATTTACATTAACAATGCAACTCAAGTTGCAAACTTTGACTCCGCAGGCAACCTAGGCTTGGGTGTTACTCCTAGTGCTTGGGCTTCTTCTGTGCGTGCGCTGGAATTACCTACAGGCGCTTTCTACTCATTTGCCTCTGGCTCTGTTTCTAACTTCTATAACCTTACCAATGCCTACTTAAATAGCGCAGGTAATCCAATATATAAACAGTCGTCATTTGCTACACAGTATTTGCAAACTGCTGGTCAGCACTTGTGGTACAACGCCCCCTCCGGCACAGCAGGCGACCCCATCACCTTCACCCAAGCAATGACACTGGACGCCAGTGGGAATTTGCTGGTGGGGACTACAAGTGCTGGCGGAGTCGGTTTTACCGCATATTCATCTGGCATTACTCGTATCAATGTCAGCGGTGCAACATTAGCGCAATACCAGTATTCAAGTTCATCCGTTGGATCAATTCAGACAGACGGCGTAAATATTTCGTATAACGCTGCAAGCGCTTTGGTGTTTGGAACTAACGGCTCCACAGAACGCGCCCGTATAGACTCCAGTGGAAATTTGCTCATCGGAACTACGAGTGCTGCCGGAAGACTAACCGTTCGGCTTGACTCAACAACCGCGTTTCCTGTAGATATTATTAACGCCGCCGTTACCGGTACTTTTATTAGATTTGAAGGAAACGGCAGTGTTTTAGGCTCTATTACATTTAATGGATCAACAACTTCTTACAACATTACATCTGACTACCGATTGAAAGACATTGCTGGCCCTGTGACCAATAGCGGCGCATTCATTGACAAGCTCAATCCTGTGCAAGGCTCTTGGAAATCTGATGGCTCACGCTTCATTGGTTTCTTGGCCCATGAACTTCAAGAGGCTTCTGAAACCGTTGTTGGTACTGGCGTCAAAGACGGTGAAGAAATGCAGTCCATTGATTACTCAAACGCTGAACTGATTGCCAACTTGGTGGCAGAACTTAAATCCCTCCGTAAACGCCTTGCAGCCGCAGGCATCGCTTAACCCAAAGGAAATATCATGACTACACTCTGGAAAATTAGCCAAACCGATTACGACATCGCAACAGGATTTATTTTTTGCGCACATTGGACTTGCACCGCAACAGACGGTGCTTACACTGCCTCTGTCTATTCCACTTGCAGCTTTGCCGCTGCTACGCCATCCGTCCCTTACGCAAGCGTAACCGAACAAGATGTGTTGAATTGGATTTGGGCTAACGGCGTGGACAAAGCCGCCACTGAAGCCAGCCTGCAAAGCCAGCTTGAACTGCAAAAGAATCCAGTACAGGCCGCTGGCGTGCCGTGGTCAACTACGGCATAATTGCTACGGGGTTACACGGCTTCCCCATCTAAGCCGCTGCTGGAGTTATACATGAACGAAGAACTGAACACGCCTATTACTTTGACCTTGCCTTTGGGCGGTGTAAACATGGTACTGGCTGCGTTGGCTAAAGCCCCTTATGAGCAAGTTGCTGATTTGGTGCAATCCATCCGTGAACAGGCGATCCCGCAAGTTCCAATGCCTGATATGAAGGAAGCCCCGGCTCCTGAAGCAGTGCAGTAACCCAGCGGCCTTCGGGCCGTTTTCTCTATAGGCTAGGCATGATTGATCCAATCACTATCAGTGCAGCGTTTGCCATAGCCAAGAGTACCATCGCGGGTGTCCAAGAGGCCATCCAAATGGGCAAGGATTTGAACGAGTGCAGCGGTGATTTGATTGAGTTTTTTAAGCACAGGGATACCGTAGCTCGGGCTGCGGTTGAAGAAAAGAAAAAGCCCGGTTCTGATTTTGAAGATGCGGCTAGTGCAGTGTTTAAAGCTAGGGCGCTGAGAAACGCAGAGAAGGCGCTGAAAGAAAAGCTGATCTACTCCGGCAACGGGGATGTGTGGGAAGCGATTCAGGCGCAGTACAACTTGATCCAAGCCAACAGACGCAAAGAAGAGCGTGAGGCCGAAGCCGCAGCAAAACACAAGCGGGAGCAATTGGCTGAACTTGTTGAGGGGTTGTTTTACGGGTTCTGCGGATGCGTGGCTGGTGGCCTGATCTGCTGGGGCACTTTTGAATTTATCATTTACAAAATGAGGCTGTAATGGATGAACTACTTTCTCTCATCAGGGGCGCTGCGCCTCTTTTGGCTACCGCCGTTGCTGGCCCTTTGGGCGGTGCTGCTGTGTCTGCTATTGCCGCTAAATTTGGCGTATCTGATTCTGTCGAGGCCGTGGCTAAAGCCATTGCAGGAGATCCCGAGGCTGCGCAGAAGCTGGCTGACTTAGAGCTGGAATACGCTAAGCTGGACTCAGCCGACCGGGACAGCGCCCGTAAGCGCGAAGCAGACATTGCAGTCAGTGCATCAGCTCCTTGGTACAGCAAAATGGTAACCCCCGCTTTGGCGTTGGGGATGTTCATCTTATGGGGCACAGTCAACATCTTGCTTTTACAGAACAGCATTCCTGATGGTATGCGCGAGATCGTGATACGCATGTTGGGTTCCCTTGATGCGGCAAATATGCTGATCTTGTCCTACTATTTTGGCAACTCACATAAGCACTAATATGAAAGACAACTTTGACAGGGCGCTAACTGAAGTTTTAAAATCGGAAGGCGGCTTCAGTAATAATCCCGCTGATCCGGGCGGCATGACAAACCTTGGCTGCACCAAAGCAGTCTGGGAAGAACATTGCGGCCACACGGTGGACGAGAAAGCCATGAGAGCGCTAACCCCAAACGATGTTGGGCCTTTGTACAAACGTAAATACTGGGATAAAGTCTGTGGCGATGATCTGCCTTCTGGAGTGGACTATGTTGTGTTTGATGCCGCTATCAATAGCGGTGCTGGTCGAGCTGCTAAGTGGCTACAGTCCTGCGTTGGCGTCGAGCCTGATGGTGGTATCGGGCCAAAAACGCTTGCGGCGGTAAAGGCGTTTGACCCCCAGCAGCTCGTCAAAGACTATGCTAAAAGGCGCTTATCATTTATGATGGACTTACCCACATGGGTAGATTTTGGCCACGGCTGGACTACCCGTGTACACGAAGTAGAGGCGACTGGCCTCACCATGACAAAGTGAGGTAATAAGTGCTCAAGAAGATTATGTTCAGGCCCGGCGTAAATCGTGAAAATACTCGCTACGCATCTGAAGCTCTTGGCGCTGTGGCTAGTGCTGTTGAGTCCGTGGGCGGCTGGTATGAGTCCAACAACATTCGGTTTAGACAGGGAACACCAGAAAAGCTGGGCGGATGGAATCGCATCTCTGCATCTACATTTTTAGGCGTATGCCGTTCGCTGTGGAACTGGGTAACTCTTGGCGGCGCTAACTTGCTGGGCATTGGCACGAACCTGAAGTTCTACATTGAAAACGGTGGCGCGTATAACGACATTACCCCACTGCGCGCAACAGTAACGCTAGGTACAAACCCATTCAGCACACAAAACACCTCGACCACGGTTACCGTTACTGACTCTACTGGCGGTTGGGTTAATGGAGACTTTGTAACCTTTAGCGGGGCTACTGCCGTAGGCGGTTTGACACTCAATGGACAATATCAACTCTTTACCATTGGCACATCGACCACGACTTATACGATACAAGCAGCTACAGCTGCGACTTCTACTGCTGTTGGTGGTGGCTCTTCTGTGGTGGCTGCGTACCAAATAAACGTAGGCCCAGAATATGCTGTTCCAGTTGTAGGCTGGGGAGCTGGAACGTGGGGTTCTGGAACGTGGGGGATTGGCACTGCCTCCGCATACTCAATTCGCCTGTGGAGCCAAAATAACTTTGGTCAGAATTTAGTGTTTGGCCCTCGTGGCGGCGGTATTTATTATTGGGATGCGGCAACAAGTTTAACGACACGCGCAGTCTTGGTATCTAGTTTATCCGGAGCTGATGCTAGTGTCCCGCTGATGCAAAATTATATACTGATCTCAGATGCCTCGCGGTTTACGTTTGCCTTTGGTTGCAATGACTACGGAAGTAGCGTACAAAACCCAATGCTAATTCGCTGGTCAGATCAGGAATCGGTAACTACTTGGACTCCAGCCGCGACCAACCAAGCTGGTAGTTTGTTGTTATCGCATGGATCGCAGATCATTACGGCCATGCAAGCGCGTCAAGAAATTTTGGTGTGGACTGATTCATCCTTGTACTCATTGCAGTACTCTGGCCCTCCTGCAGTGTGGGGTTCTCAGCTGGTTGGAGACAACATTTCTATCGTGGGCCAGAACGCTACAGCTTTGGCTTCTGGGGTTGTTTACTGGATGGGTGTGGATAAGTTCTACAAGTACAGCGGTACTGTTCAAACGCTGCGCTGCGACTTGCGTCAATATGTTTATAGCGACATTAACTTGGCTCAGAAGGCTCAGTTCTTCTCAAGCACCAACGAAGGCTTTAATGAAGTTTGGTTCTTCTACTGTAGCGCCAACTCGTTTACCGTTGATAAGTACGTTATCTACAACTACGTTGAAGATGTCTGGTACTACGGCTTGATGGCCCGTACAGCATGGCTTGATTCTGGACTACGGGATTACCCTATGGCTGCTACGTACATCAAAAACATCGTGAACCACGAAAGCGGTATTGACGACAACTCAACTGCGGTGACTGCCCCTATTACGGCTTTGATTTCATCGTCTGAATTTGATATTGATGACGGCCACAATTTTGGTTTTGTACGCAGGATTCTTCCTGACTTGACATTCCGTGGGTCATCAGATTCTGTGACTCCGCAAGTTACTATGACGCTGATTCCTTTGGCTAACTCAGGTTCAGGCTACAGTAATCCAGCATCTGAAGGCGGCACAAACAATGCAGTGGTGCAGCGTATCGTGTCTGTCCCAGTGGAAGAATTTACAGGGCAAGTATTCATCCGTGTGCGCGGACGCCAGATGGTGTTCCGTGTTGACTCAAGCCAGATTGGTTGCACGTTTCAAGTTGGAGCGCCTCGAATTGATTTGCAGTCTGATGGCATGCGGGGTAACTAATGGCAACCCAAAAGGTTAACATTGCTCCGCCCAGTTTGCCGCTTGCGCCAAAGGAGTACTCTGAGCTATATCAATCGCAGTTGAATAATGTGCTGCGCTTGTATTTCAATTTAATCAGTGCTCCGCAAGACTTTGATGTTCGCACTTTAAATATGGACGTTGTTCGAGTTCCAACTGAAGCCAGCCTTTCTACTTTGCGTTCTGGAGATATATATCGTGATACTACAGCTGGCAATGTTTTAAAAATTAAGGTCTGATATGTCAGGACATTACGAATACAGCGATTGGACGGGCGATAACGTCTGGGTAGAAGACCCTCCCGCTGCTAAAGTTGCCCCCGTAGTCGCTGCTGGATTACCCGCTTTAGCTGCTGCTAAACCTGCGCCTGATGTCGTTGTTTCTGCACCTGCTGCTCCCGCAACTCCTGCTGCATTTGATCCAAATGCTAACTTGCCTACTGCTGCTGCCACACCTCCGGCTGGGCATTATGAAAGCGATTGGACGGGCGATCAAGTATGGGTAGCAGATACACCTGAATACACCGCGCAAGTTAACGCTCAAAAAAAGGCCGCTGATGATGCGGCTGCAAAACAAGTATCAGACCTTGCCAAAAGCGGAATGGGAAGTACGTTTTCTGCCGCTGGTCAATACCTTGCCGCAAATCCCGGCCAATCAGAATATACCGATCCAAAGACGGGAATTATTTATCAGGGCGGAATTACTGGCGGACATGCGGCAGATAGCTCTGATACTACCCCAGTAGTTGCGAGTGGCGGATACACTGCGTACAACCCAAAAACAAACCAGATTACGTCGTATGACCCTTCTGGAAATGTTACTTGGAGCGGGCAAAAGCAAGCGGACAAAGGATTTTTATCCGACATATTATCCAGCCCTATTGCCCCCTTATTGATTGGAGTTTTAGCGCCAGAGCTGCTTCCTTCATTGGGAGCTTTTGCTGCTCCTGCCGTTTCTGCTGGACTTGGCTTGGCGTCAGGACAAGACCCTACAAAGGTTTTAGAGAATGCTGGTTTACAGTATCTTGGCGGACAAGTCGGCAGCGGAGTTTCTTCCAATTTGGTAGATACATTGGGTACAACTGGGGCCAACCTTGTTGGAAACATAGCTAAACAAGAAGTCACCAGCGGTGGAAATATTGATCCGGTGCAGGCTTTACTATCTGGCGGGCTGTCGGCTGGAACCTCTGCCGTATTGGGACAAATTCCGGGCTTTGATGCCATTGACCCAAAGACGCAAGCAATTATTTCTAAAGTGGTTAGCTCCACACTGCAAACAGGAAATTTAAATCCAGCTCAATTGGTTAATGCGGCTATTTCTGCGGGCACATCTGCAGCAGCTAACGCCACGAATGTTCCCACTGAAGACCAGACAACGGCTAACTCCCAAAGTCTAACTGACGCTTTAGCGCCATTCCAAGCGACACCGGCAACTCCAGAAACTCCTGCTACTCCTACTGACCTCATCACTCAACTACAAGATGCCGGATTAACGAAAGAGCAAATAGGCATTCCTACGCCACCTACCGCAGAGGCAAAAGCTGCCGAACCTGTTCCTGTAGAAACACCCGCCGTAAGTCCAGTTGCGGAAAATCCTGCGGTGCAAGATGCAATCAATCAAGCTGTAGCAGAACCCGAAAAAGCACAGACCATTGAGCAGCTACTTGCACCAGAGCCTGCGCCAGCAGTAAGTCAAGCGGCACCGATTGAGCCAGTTAAGGCGGAAGCGCCTGCGCCAGAAGTTACCCCTGAAGTTCAAGCACTGATTAACCAAGCGGTAACAGGCCAACAAGAATCAGCACAAGCAGGACAGCCAGCTATTGACCAGCAGACGCAGCAATTGCTAAGCGCTTTAAGCGGCGGCACGGATACCGGAGTTACACCTGCTGAAACTCCCCGCAGTATTGACAATCAGATTGCGGCTGATGAGCAAGCTAAAGCAGATGCCGCAGCAGCTCAAGCCGAGACTGACAAATTAGCAGCAGCACATCCCGATCCTGTTCAAGCTTTACTTGACCAAGCTACGCCTACGGATCAAACTGCAATCGACCAGCAAACACAAGACTTGATTAAAGAATTAAGTAGCGGTACAGACACCGGAATTTCTACCCCAGATACTAGCTTCAAAGCCGACTATAGTTTGTTTGGAGGTAGTACGGCAGCTCCATCATTGGAAGACATGGGGGGCGCTCAAGGATTGCAGGTCTCTCCAGTAAATGAAAATCAAGACGTTGGTAATGTTCCAGTCGATTACAGCCTTAATACCAAAACGCCGTTTGAAGGTTTTCAAATGCCTACGGTTTTAAACATAGACTCTATGGGCGGAGGTCAGGGATTAACAGTTCCTGTAGCTGGCGGCACTTTAACTGAAAGCGGCTTTGTTCCTGACAATACGGCGGCAAATTTAGGCGATCCAACATCGTTTATTAATCAGCCCGCCCCCGGAGCGGATGTTTCAAGTACAGTAAATGCTGCAATTGAAAAGGCCATGGCTCAATACCAAGCTAGTGCAGCAGCGCAAGCTAAATCTCAGGCGGCGGCTCAGGCGGCAACCACAGCTAAAGCGCAAGCGGCGGCAGCGGCTAAAGCCAAGACGGACGCGGCAGCGGCGGCAAAAGCTAAGGCAGACCTTCAACTAGCTACTCAACAACAAGCGCAGAACAATAGGCAAAATGCTTTGTTAGCAATGATGAGTGGCAAAAGTGACGTTGCTCATATAAAATCCTACAAAGACCTGTACGGTCAAGAATTATTTGGCCCAGAATCCACGCCTGCTTCCTCGGCGCAATCAGACTCTTTAGTTGGATTAGAAGGCTTGGGTCAACAATTTTCTAGTGGCGGCAACGTAAACGACTTTAGCGTTGATGCCTTGTTACACATACTGAGGAGCTGATATGGCGATGACAAAAGTAATTCATTTTGATGATGGCGGCTCAACCGATCCATATTCTTCCGATTATGTTGATCCTTATGCAGGCATCTCCGATGTGCTCACTGGCGGTCAGTCTGGCATAACCTCCGATGGTAGTGGCGGATTCATTGACGCAAATGGAACTCCAGTTAATTCCGATGGAACGCCAATTGCTTCTTACAGCAATGAAGGTAAAAATTATCCAACGCCTAATAGCACGGCTGGCGCGGGCGGAAGTCCTGTAAACGCAAGTATGGATCCATCCATTTTGGCTGCTTTTAATAAAATGGCCGGGACAAGCTTGACTGCTGATACCTTGGCAAAACTTGGAATTGGAGCTGGTGCGTTAGCTGGCCTTACGGGCCTCAATAATCCAACGGTCAACAAAGTCGGATACCAAGGTGGAATTCCTGAGTTGCAAGCTAACCGATCCATGATAACCGCCCCGCCTCCCGGTCACGTACCCGGCTCTGGCGGTATCAATTATGGCGGAGATGTAACTTATTCTCCCAAAGGCACGGCAGTGCCGTCTACCGGAGGTTCATATACTCCATCTGCATCTGACGTTGCTAAAACTGCCGGAGTCGCCGCTGGAGGTCTTGGTGGATTAAGCGACTTATTACGCGGCATGCCCGCAGGTGCGCCTAATTGGTATGACCAAAATACATATGAAGGCTATGCCGCAGCCAACAATGCAGATTTAGCAAGGGCGGCAAACGCTCAAAAGTCACCAATGTCTTTTACTGACGACGTATTGCATACGCCAACAATGTCAAAAGCAGATTGGACAGCAAGCCGAAGTGGCCCAGTTTCCAATATGGCTCAAGGTGGTATTACAGCCTTGGCGCACGGAGGCTCGTCTGGACAATACTTGCAAGGAACTACAGATGGCATGGCTGATAAACTGTCTACCACTATCGACGGCAAACAACCTGCCGCACTCAGCCACGGTGAGTTTGTGGTCCCTGCTGATGTTGTGTCCCACTTGGGTAACGGAAACTCAGACGCAGGTGCAAAGAAGCTGTACAGCATGATGGACAAAATCCGTGAAGCTCGTACCGGCACCAAAAAACAGGGCAAGCAAATTAACCCCGATAAGTTCATGCCCGGTGGCCCGGTAGGCTACGCTGCTGGCGGCTCAGTGCGTCACTTTGCCACGGGTGATGCTGTTGGTTCCGCCGCTGCTGCGGGCGTGACTGGAACTGAACAGGCTCCTTCGAGCTGGGCTGGAGATTACATTACCAATATGCTGGGTCAAGGCCAAGCTTTGGCTAATGCTCCTTATCAGCAGTACCAAGGGCCATTGACTGCAGGCGCATCGGATTTGCAGAATCAAGCCTTCCAAACTGCGGGCAACTTGCAAACTCCAGCGTCCGTTGGGCAAGCTGCTCAAACTGCGGGCAATGTGGCTGGCGCGGCTCAGAATATGACCTACAACCCTACACAAGCTACCAACCAGTTCAATGCGCCTACGCCATACAACGGCATTCAAGCTACATCTGGTACGTTCGGCAATGAGCAAGCTCAGCAGTACATGAATCCGTACTTGCAGCAATCTCTGAATCCTCAACTGGAAGAAGCTCGTCGTCAGTCTGATATTACTGCCCAGCAAAACAACGCAGCTATGACCAAGGCGGGTGCCTTTGGTGGTGGCCGTCAAGCTATCCTGACTGCTGAAAATCAACGCAACTTGGGTACTAATCTGGCTAACATTACGGGCCAAGGCTACAACACTGCATACACCAATGCGATGGGGCAGTACAACGCTGACCAAGCCCGTAATATGCAAGCACAGCAGGCCAATATCGGCCAGCAACAGTTTGGCGCTCAGCAGGGTATGACTGGCGCTCAGAATGCAGCTCAGTACGGGCAAGCAGCTCAACAAGCCAACATCGGCCAGCAGCAGTTCGGCGCAAACTTGGGCCTTCAAGGTCTTCAACTTGCCAACCAAGCAGCCCAGACTCAAGGCAACTTGGGTATTGCTCAGAATCAAGCTGGTTTGGCCAATCTGAGTGAACAGGCTAATCTGGGCGCTACACAGCGCGGTATTTCGTCTGAAGGTATTGCTGCTGACAAAGCTGCATTTGAAGCTGCACGTCAAGCTCCATACCAGAACATTCAGTTTGAACAATCGTTATTGAATGGCTTGCCAATCACCGCTACTAACTATGCTTTGTCACAACCTAGCGCGTTGACAAGTGCGGCTGCTGGAGCGACTACGGTTAATACATTGCTAAATACCCTTGGTTTAGGCACCACTCCACCGAAATAAGGATCAGTCATGGCAAATATGGGTATCAATCAGCTGGCTCAAATGTACATGGGCAACCCCCAGCCGTTGGCCGCCAAAGTACAGCAAGCTCAACAGCAAGCTAAGCCGGGTCAAATTCCTCCCGACCTGAAAGAGGCCCTTGCGCTGCAGCAAATCCAAGACATGCGGCAGGCTGCTCAAAACCAGCAGGCCATGCAAGCTGGCGGTCCACAGCCTACCGTAGTGGATCAGTTGAAGCAGATGATTGCTCAGCAACAACAGCCACAAGGTATGCCACAAGGTTTGCCGCAAGGTGCAATGATGCGTGCCCCACAAGGGATGCCTCAACAAATGGCACCACAGCCTGTTCCTCAAGGTATGGCTCCATCTCCACAACCACCTTCAGAAGAGCAAGCTGGATTACCTCAGCTTCCATCTTCTTTGGGCCAACACTTGGCCGGTGGCGGAATTATTGCGTTTGCTGGTAAAGATGAAAGCTACGTACCTAATTCAGAAGAATATTATGCCGAGCCTTTACCGGCTGAAGCTAGGCAAAATATGGATACTGGAGTTTTGAAAAAGCTGCAAGAATACATGAGTCGCAATCTTGAACGCGACCCTAAAACTGGTGAAGTTGTGCGCAACCCTGAAACGGGAGAGCCAATGCGCAAAACATCTAACGACATTCCTCGTGCTGCTGCTCCAGAAGTTTCTTACGGAAATGAAAGCCGCCGAGAAGTTATGCCAGTTACACAAGGCTTGCCTTCATCTTCGTTGGTCAAACAAAATTTACCTGTTGCACCTCGTTCTCCAGTAGCTC